GTATAATAGAGAAGTAATCTTTGACCAAGATCCAATCATACCAGAGGACTTTTGCCCAGAGACACTTTTTAAAAGTATTGACAAATCATAAAATTTATGTTATAATAACCGTTTAGGAGAAAAAAAATGAGCTCAAATGATATTAAAATAGTAAGGCTTTCAACAGGTGAAGAAGTTGTAGGCCGAATTAAAGAAACAGAAGATACCGTAGCAATTATAGATGGTATTCTTTTGGTCCCAGCTGGTGAAGGTAAAATGGGAATGATTCCTTTTGTACCTTACGGCGACGGAGGTGATGTAGTTGTGAACAGAAATCATGTAATGTTTATTACAAATCCTGGTGACCAACTTAAAGCACAAATAGTAAAAATGACTTCAGGCATTGAAATACCAACAGAAGGCCTAAGTATTATTAAATAGGACTTTATTATGATAGAAATATATGGAAAGCCAGCATGTGGTTATTGCACAATGGCTAAAAACCTATGTGAACAGAAAGGCGTTGAATACAAGTACCTTTCATTAAATGAGGATTATACTGCAAATGAATTCTTTGATAAGTTTCCAAACGCAAGAACTTTTCCTCAAATTACAGTAAATGATACTCTTGTTGAAGGAGGCTACCAAGGATTGGTAGAACACTTTAATGGGTGAGTTAGGTAAAGCATTATTAGCAACAGCTGTCATTGCTTTATTTTTTGGATTTACAATTTATCCAGACCTAGAATATACTGGCGTGAGCCGTGTTCAAGCATGTACTGATGAATGCTATGAAGAGTATGTTGCTGTGAATGGAACACCAGCAGAAATTGAACAAAGAAAACAGGCTTTGGCCGCAACTGATGCTTTCTCAGGTATCAGATCATTATGGGCTGGTTGTGCCGCATGCCATGGAGCAGATGGTGGTGGCGGTGTCGGGCCAATGTTAGCCGGTCAATCCTCAGATGATATTATTAACAAACTGACCATTTATAAAAATAGAGGCCAAATTGGTTCTCAATCTGCTTTAATGTGGAGTCAGGCAGCAATGTTATCTGATGAACAAATTGAAACAATTGGAAAATTCGTACAAGAAGGATTTCCAAAATAGGGGTTGACAAATACTCAAAAATATGTTATACTATACTAAATATTTAAATACATCGCAATATTATGAAATACGAAAATGTTCTAGAGGTGTTTCTCACAATATTTGAGTCGGAAAGATTAAATAAAACAGAGGAATTACAAAAAGACGGACTCAGTATCCTGGGCAATGTCCTATTCCAAGGTAAAAATCCACCAGTAAAATATATTTCTAAGAAAGCATTAGAAGTATTAGAAATGAGAAGAGCTAAAGGATTACCCTGGAAGGCACCTTGCTATGAGCATTTTTACGGTAGAAAAGATTCCGTATACGATATTTGGGAAGCATGGAAACGTGGTAAGAGTAACAAATTTCTTACAAAATTAATCGAATCAAGATGTCGTGGCCATTATACAACCCCACAAGAAAATATGGAGTTGAGAAGGTGGAACCATTTGCAAAATTGGAGAGACATGTATGAATCGGCAGGGATAGAATTGCTACCCTGGGATCCTACTCCAAACAGAACATACGATTATATCATTGAAGGTGAAACATACGAATCTATATCGGAAGTAAGTGAAAAATATGGTGTCACAAAAGATGCTGTTACATACAGATGTAAGTCTGATACCGAAAGATTTAAGGATTGGACACGAAAACCGATTGATGAATAATTTACTAAATATATGTCAGAGGTGATTTATTATGAGTGATAAAAATTTAAAAGATTATACAAAAGATACAGCAGCAGAATACGAAGACCTAGTTGGTTATGTATCGCAAGATAATATTACAGATACCTTGGATACTTTTCTAGGTGGAGAAAAACAAGAGTACAAACCTACTGTAAATCGTAAACAAGCTGACCCAGAGTTTCCTGAACCTTGGCAAACTCTTTATGTAAACTTTGAAACAGAACAAGATTATATTAACTTCATGTTGGCAATTGACGAAAAGCCTATGCCAAAATTAAAAGATGTTGTTTATAAAGCAGGCCGTGAAGAAAATGGCATATTGGATTTATTATAATGTATACTCCAGTTAAAACACAAGAACAATTACAAAAAGAGTGGCGTAATCAATATGCGCAGTGGTATGCTGCTGGTATGCCTTCTTTTAAAGCAATCAAAAAGGATGTGTTTAAACAAATTGCTATCAAGTTTAAATAGGAAGAAGACCGAAAACATTTCTCCGACAAAATGGAATACAATTTAACACACAGAACAAATGTTGTATATTATCCTCATAGGGAACGAGAGGAAAATATGACAAACAGATATGTAGAAAAAGATAATTTTCAACAACCAAAATATCCAATCTATATTATCAGTAAAGGTCGTTGGGATACTCGACATACTGCAAAGACTCTTGAAAGAATGGGCATCAAATATTATGTTGCTGTTGAGCCTCAAGAGTATGATTTATATGTAGAGAATACACCAGCAGAATTTGGAACAGTTTTAAAACTTCCTTTCAGCAATCACGGTAAAGGTTCAGGACCTGCTCGTAACTGGTGTTGGGAACATTCACAAGCAAATGGTCACGAAAGACATTGGTTGATGGACGATAACATTGATGGGTTTGTTCGACTACATAACAATAAAAGATATCGAGTTCAAAATGGCTCAGGTATTTTTAGGGCAACCGAAGATTTTGTCGACAGATATGAAAATGTAGCTCTTGCCTCTTTTCAATATAAATTCTTTGTTGTTGACCCATGCCCATATCAGCCATTTATACTAAATACAAGAATGATGTCCTGTATTCTAATTCAAAATTCTTGCCCACATAAATGGAGAGGTAAGTTTAATGAAGATGTGGATTTAAGTATTCGTGTTCTCAAAGAAGGTTTATGTACAATGCTTTTCTATGCATTTGTTCAAGGTAAACTTAGAACCGGAACAGTAAAAGGTGGTAACACAACTGAGGTTTATGAAGATTATAATGTTGATTCTGAAAATGACCCGGCATATAATAAATCAAGAATGCTCAAAGAGATGCACCCAGATTGTGTAACACTGGTCGAACGATATGGTCGTGTACATCACCATGTTGATTTAGACGCAATTAAAAATAAAGATGGATTTCCTGCTAGACAGAATCCTCTTATATTAAAGAAAGATGTACCAATTATAAACACAGTAGATAATTACGGAATGGAACTTATGAGAAACTGGAATACAGATGAAGAATATGCTGACCCAGAGTTCTCAAAAGACGAATTCCCAACAGGAAGAAAATCAATACATGGCTAAAATATTAATTACAGGTGGCGCGGGTTTTGTTGGCTCTCATTTGGCTGAAAGACTTGTTGCTGAAGGTCACAATGTCACATCGTTAGACAATTATTTTACCGGCTCAATGGAAAATCATGTTCGCGATGTTATGTATGTTCAAGATTGTACTACAAACTTGACACCAGATTTTGGCGAAGGTGGTTGGGATATTGTATATCATTTGGGTGAGTATTCTCGTGTCGAGCAATCATTTGAAGATATTGAACTTGTACACAAATTTAATATTGAAGGTACAACTCGTGTATTGGAATGTGTCCGTGCGTGGAATGCCAAACTAGTTTATTCTGGTTCAAGTACCAAATTTGCAGACCGTGATGATAAGGATTATGTAATGAGTCCTTATGCCTGGTCAAAAGCCAAAAATACCGAACTTGTAAAAATGTATGCTGAATGGTTTGGTATTGACTATGCAATCACATATTTTTATAATGTCTATGGACCTAGAGAAATACAAGATGGAAAATACGCAACACTAATTGCAAAATATGCCAGACTGATGGAAGAGAAACAACTCCTACCAGTTGTATCACCAGGAACACAACAAAGAAATTTCACTCATGTAAATGATATTGTTGACGCTCTCGTTCTGATTGGTGAAAAAGGCCATGGCGATGAATATGGTATCGGCCATCCAGAACGATTTACAGTATTAGATGTAGCCACATTATTTGGTGGTCAAATTGAAAAACTTCCACCTCGTAAAGGTAATCGTATGGCAGCAGATGTTATTACTGATAATACAAAAGCTCTTGGTTGGGAACCGAAACACAACTTAAAAGACTATATAAATAGTCTAACAGATAATGGTTGACATTGTGCCAAATATATGTTATAATGGCACATACATTGAGGAATTTTTATTATGAAACACTGCATTATTGACTTTGAAACAATGGGAACTGATGTAAATCAATCCGTTGTTATTGATATGTCTGCCTTTGTCTTTGATTGGGATAAATTTACTTCAAATAGTCCCTATGACCTCAGTGACATTTCACAAATCCAAAAATACAAATTCGACATTAAAGAGCAAGTTGCTAAATACAATTTTACGATTGATAAAGACACAATAGCATTCTGGGAACAACAGTCTGCAGATGTTCGTAAAAATATTGTACCAAAGAAAACTGATATCAGTTTAGAAAAATTTGCAGACCAATTTATTAACTATCTAATTCCTCACGGTAAGATTTCCTATTGGTGGTCAAGAAGTAATTCTTTCGATCCTATGATTTTATGGAGATTATTTGAAGCCATTGGTAAAACAAATATGGTACAAGAATATCTACCACATTGGACACTCAGAGATACAAGAACTTGGATTGATGCCAAATTAGATTTTCCTCAAAAGAATGGATTTTGTCCTATTGAAGATCATAAATTATGGGAATCAACCTTTAAGGCACACGATAGTTCGTGGGATATTTTAGCTGATGTATTAAGGCTTCAGGCAATTGAACGAGCAGAGAAGCTTTAATATTTTACTAAATACTTTTTATTATGGAGAAATATGAAATGTATACTAATACAAATTACGAATCGGCCGTTAAAACGCCGGTCAATAGGAAACCTATAATGGCAACAAATACATTATCGCTCGGTATTATCGGCAAAGGATTTGTCGGTGGTGCTGTATCAAATGGATTTAACACAAAGACTGTGGAACAATATACAGTCGATCCTAGGTTCTCTGACCTTTCAATAGAGGATCTTGTTGAAGCAAATCCAGAGGTCACATTCATTTGTTTACCAACTCCTACTGGAATTGATGGAAGTGTAGACGCTGAATTGATTCGTCAGGCGTTGCAAAAATTAGAGGCCTTACGATATGAAGGTATTGTAGTCATTAAAAGCACCGTCTCTGCGTCCGTGCTAGAGGCATTTATTAACACATTTACAAAACTTGATGTTGTATATAACCCAGAATTTTTAACTGAAGCAAATGCAAATAATGATTTTATAAATCCACCATTTCAAATTTTCGGTGGCGATTGGGATACATGCACAAAAGTAGAACAAATGTATCTCAAACACAGCACAGTGAAACCAGTACCAACCTTTAAATTAGATATTAAGGCAGCAAGTTTCTTAAAATATACAATCAATAGTTGGTTAGCAACGAAGGTTGTATTCTTTAATGAACTTAGGAAGTTATATGACACATACAATATGGAAACTTCTTGGGAAGAGTTTGTTGGAGTATTATCACACGAACCTCGTGTCGGTCCATCACATATGAATGTACCAGGGCCTGATGGTCAATTTGGGTTTGGTGGAAACTGTTTCCCAAAAGATACAAAAGCCTTTGTAGAGGAATCTCGTGATTCTTATATGCTAAGACTTTTGGAACAAGCAATTCAAATTAACGACTCTTTACGTGTTGACAGATAAGGAAGTCTGTATTATAATAAGGAAATAAAATGGCAAATTATAAAGATCAAATTTTAGAAGCATCAAAGCTTCATTTTCAAGCACACATTCAAAAACATAAAGTCAATGTTGACATTCTTTTAGGTTCACATGTTGGTGTGGCCGAACATCCAGATGTAATGGAAACTATTGAAAAAGAATTGGCAATCATGGCTGATTATGAAGATAAACTTGAAATGTTAAACAAATACTTTCACGTCCCTGAAGCACCAAGGCTTCCATAAGGAAATAATTCATTATGAAGATTGAAATGAAAACAGAAGAGCTACAGAAGTGTAAACTCTTTATTGGAACTCCCATGTATGGTGGACAGTGTTCCGGTATGTATACAAAGTCAACTAACGACCTAAGTATGCTATGCGCAACTCACAAGATTCCAATGAAATTATACTTTTTATTTAATGAGAGTCTTGTACAAAGAGCTCGGAATTATGTTGTAGATGAATTCCTAAGATCAGATTGTACACACTTAATGTTTATTGATTCTGATATTGGGTTTAATCCAAAAGATGTTCTTGCTCTTGTTGCATTAAATCTTCAAAACCCAGAAGAATATAATATTGTTACTGGACCTTACCCTAAGAAAACAATTGCTTGGGAGAAAGTAAGTAAGGCAGCAGAACTTGGATTAGCAAAAGACAATCCATTTGAATTAGAAAAGTTTACATCGGATTTTGTTTTTAATCCAGTAAAAGGTATGACCTCATTTCGATTAGGTGATACAGTAGAAGTTTCAGAGGCAGGCACCGGCTTCATGTTGATTAGTAGAGAATCTTTACTTCAATATAAAGAGGCCTATCCTGAACTTTCTTATAAACCAGACCACATTCGTACTGACAACTTTGATGGTACGCGTGAAATTACAGCGTTCTTTGACTGTGTTATCGACCCAGACTCAAAACGCTACTTGTCCGAAGATTACTTCTTTTGTCAGAAGGCCAGAAAAATTGGTCAGAAGATTTGGATGTGTCCTTGGATGCAAATTAACCATGTCGGCTCTTATATCTTTAAGGGTAACATGGGCTCGATTGGTCAATTAGGAGTGTCCGCTACAGCAGATAAAACTTCTAGCAGAAAATCGTACAAACCTATTGACAAATCATCAAAATAAGTATATAATACTACACAAGAAAATTAATTTGGAGACTATACATTATGAAATTTTCGAACGACACGCTTAATGTTTTAAAATCATTCACCACAATCAACAAGAGTATTTTGTTGACTGAAGGTAATGTAATTAAAACTATTACGCCAGAAAAGACTCTAATTGCAATTGCAGAGGTTCCAGACGCGATGCCTTCACAGGCTTGTATCTATGACCTTTCAAGATTTTTGTCAATTTTGTCTTTATATAATGAGCCAGATGTTGAATTTGGTGATAAATACTTTATTATCTCTGAAGGTAAGCGTAAAACAAAATATGTTTACGCTGACATCTCCATGATTCACACTCCGCCAGAGAAGGAAATTACTTTACCTTCTGAAGATGTAGTAGTGAATGTGAGTGAAGGTGACCTTTCTTCTGTCCTCAAGGCAGCAGGGGTATTACAATTTTCAGAAGTTGCATTTGTAGGCGATGGCGACAAGTGTTTTCTGAAAGCAATCGACAGTGGAAACGAAAACGCAGATGACTTTGGCGTTGAAATCGGCGATACTGACGATGTGTTTAAGGTGATTATTAAAACTGATAACCTTAAACTTCTTCCTTTAGACTATCAGGTTACAATTTGCTCGAAAGGCATTTCTGAATTTAAAGGAAAAGGAGTCACATATTATGTGGCAATTGATTCAAAGTCGACTTATAATAAAAGGTGATTAATATGAATGAACCGATAAATGGTAATTTTGGCCAACAAGGCCAAGAGCAAAAAGTTGTTATCAACTTTGGCGACATCAGTACTGTCCTACAGATTATTGATGTTGTTTCGCAAAGAGGCGGGTTCCAAGGACAAGAACTTGCTGGTATTGGTATGTTGAGAAATAAACTCGAAACATTCCTACGTCAAAACGCTCCACAACAGCAAGTACCGGAAGGTGTTGCTGAGACTGAAGTGGAAGTTGACACCAGCAATGCAGCTCCTCTGGCTGACAAAGTAGTTGACTAATAACTACACCCATTCTCGAGAAAAGGGGACTTGGTTATAAGCCAGTCCCCGCCCTCAAATTTTTTTATTATGTTTATGGTGATTTATTATGATTGATGCGAAAGCAAATGAAGTGTTGTGGGTTGAAAAATACCGACCACAAAAAATTAACGACACTATCCTACCAGACCAAATGAAAGAAACATTCCGTAAATTTGTTTCTGATGGAAATGTGCCAAACCTCCTATTGACAGGTGGACCTGGTGTAGGTAAAACAACCATTGCCAAAGCTATGCTTGACGAACTTGGTTGTGACTACATTGTCAAAAATGGTTCATTGAATGTCAATATTGATACCCTCCGATACGATATCTCTACATTCGCCTCTGCTGTGTCATTGACCGGTGGACGTAAATATGTAATCTTTGATGAAGCAGATTATCTGAATGCTGCAAGTGTTCAGCCTGCTTTGCGTAATTTCATTGAAGAATATTCTGCCAATTGTGGCTTTATCTTTACATGTAATTTCAAAAATCGTATCATCTCTCCACTGAGATCTCGACTCTCTGAAGTTGATTTCAGTATAGAACAAACCGAACGACCTAAAATGGCAATGGAGTTTTTCAAACGTGTTCAACAAATTCTTGAAAGTGAAAGTGTTGAATATGATAAGGCAGTTGTTGCAAAAGTAATTGAAAAACACTTCCCAGATTTTCGTCGTGTGTTAACAGAATTACAGTCCTATGCAGCTTCAGGGCGAATTGACGAAGGTATCTTTGTCAATATTAAACAAGAATCCATTGATGCACTATTCAAGTTCCTCAAAGAAAAGAACTTCACAGAAATGCGTAAATGGGTTGCAAGTAACTCAGACCAAGATATGAATGAAATGTTTCGTCGTATCTATGATGCAATGTCAGATAAAGTAGAATTCCGCAGTCAGGCAGGATTTATTGTGACACTTGCTGATTATATGTACAAGGCTAATTTTGTCGCCGACCAAGAAGTCAATATGGTTGCCTTCTTAACTGAGGTGATGGTTGAATCCGAGTTTGTATAATGAAATGCTTTAATTGTAACAGTAAACTCGAAAAAGAAAAAACTTGGACAGTGCAATTAGAAACTGCAGAAGGTCCACATAGAGTAAAATTATGTGAGCCCTGTGGTAAACAATTTAACGAGATAGCAAAAGATTTACAAGAGATATTAGATGAAAGAATATAGCCCCTTTGATTTTATGAATGC